CCATAAATCTTAATATTTCAGTTTACTTATCATATTTCTTATCATCCAAAAGATCTACATCTGTATAATTATCAAGACACTTTTCATAACGCCCTTCCTGCTTAGTAATGCCAGAATAAGTTTCATATGGGTTTGGAAGATTATGCTTCTTACAACAGTCATAGCAAATAACAAAGCTTCTTGTTTTTTCTCTACACCCATATGGTTCATTGTCCGTATGATATCTGGCAAAATTTTGAAAAGGTGTCATAGATAACAGCGTTGCCGTTCTATCACAGTCTTTTCCACAAAAATCACAAATTGCATGTATCATCCTATTATCCCTCCACTAAATCCTAATATTTCAGTTTAGTTTAAATCCTCATCATAATAAAAACAGTCTCCGTCGCACGTTTCACACCCAATCGGGCATTGTTCTATATCATTTGGATTTCTTTTTTCATCATCTGCTTTACAATATCCAATCGGGCAAAACACTTCTACACCGTCTTGCAATAATATCATTCTTCTACCTCCGCTAAATCCCTAATATTTTTCTAAATATATTCCTTTTGGGCTTAATCACCTCGAAACACTTTTCTTTCCAGTCGAAGACATAATCCAGGTTGTATGAACTGAAACCAATATTGTAATGTCGCTTTCCTACCTCTCTGTATTTTATTTCAAAATAAGGTTTTTCTTTTTTTCCAGTGACAATTATCTCGATTTCGCTTACTTTTATTTTTTCCATATTCCGCTCCTTTGCTAAATCCTAAGTTAGCTTATTAACCTCTGTCCACATTTCGGACAGTATTCATCGCTCACTTCTGCGTCATTGCATCCGTTTTCCTCTAAACAGTTGGGGCAGATGTATTCGTCCACATGGATCTCGCAGACTTTCATTGGAATCTGCTTCTTAAGAGCCTTTATTCCCATTTGTGCGGCTGCATAAGTCTCATCTGCCACAGGGCAGCAATGCCAGCTATTCAATTCTTCTATTGCGTCGCTAATTGGAGTAATATCCATAAGTCCAGCAACCTGATCCGTCACTTGTCCTGTGTACAACGCATATTCGTTCATAATTATTTGGATTATGCAATTACCACAGTCACCTGTACATGACTCTGATCCCTCACACGGCATCTCTACAACATACGGAACACTTTTCCCTCCGCTTGTAGTCGGATTCGTCATGGCGCAGCATTCTTCCGGTACCCATACTCCTTCATCAAATTCGATCATTTTGATCATTTTTCCGTCTCCTCATGCATTGAAAAATTAAAATGGCAGTCCAAAGCCAAACCTCCAAATGTTATCGTACAATCAAGGCTATTACACATTTCCTCTGTGCATTTTAAAATCAATGTTTGCAATGCACCTTTGAGTGCTACCGCATCTTCTTCTACATACTCAACCATTCCGATTATTCTCCTTCCTTTATATTTTTTAGACTTTCCTTCAGCAGCGTTCCCAATTCTTCACATCGTTTTCTAAATACATACCATGCGAATTCCAAGCTATCTCTTACAACGCACTGATAGAGAATTTTTTCCGGATCAGAAAGCGATTCATAGAACCCCTTATCCGTTTTCTCTATGTATTCATTGAGCATCTCAATATCCGCCTTCACTTCTCTGGTCTCCTCTTACTGCATAGGCTTTACTTCGATGCCATTTACCTCCGCAGGCCCCTGCAAATCAATGACTAACTGCTGCCTTCCATCAATTTCCTTTACCTTTATGAGATCCGTTCGTCCGGCATTAACTCTGATAATCGCATCCTGTGTTTTCACCTCAAAATTACGGCCACTGTAAATATTATTCAGTAGCAGTTTTGTATCTCTCCCGATGATTTTATCAAAACACTGGTCAAATAATTCCATTTTTTCATTGGGCACACCGCTACTGGCGAAAACAGTCTTTACTTCCTCACCGCCCAATACCAGCGGTTCCTCATTGTCCTCCTGTTTCTGTACGGTCTTGGTCAACTTCTCATGGATGTTTTTAACACTTTCCACTGAGCAGATATCACCTAACACTTCCTCCACTAATGCCTGGAAGGCTTCATTCTGGCAGTCCGCAGACAGGGGTAACCGGCATCCCAGCATCTTGTTAATAAATTCTTCCTTCAGTTCCTTAGCATCCTTGGAATAATATAGGGTTCTGTACAAATCACCATTACGATCATTAAATGCAGGAAACAGGAATGCGGTGTCCGGCATACCTACTACCCAGTCTCGGAGACTATTCTGAAAAGCATTTTCCTTTGCGTTATAGCTTAATCCTGTTTGTGACAGTTCTACGGGACAAATGCAGGCAAGTATGTACTCGTACACATCTTCCGAAGCATCCTCCATCTCGATACCATCCCGGGTACGACCCGGTATATCATAGGCATCATGAATCAGCAGAATGAGGTAGTTTCCCACATACTCATAGGATTCAATGATGCGGTCATAGAACTGCTCCAGTAGAGCATCATCCCTTAATTTGCTGTCCCTCAAGTGTAGAAGGAACTCCTGCTGCCCGCCTTCATTTCCACTCTTTTCCGAAAATTCCAGATTCAGCAGATTCTTTCCTAAAGTGCCAGACAGACTTTTACGCAAAATCTCAAAATATTTGTACAGTTCATCCTCCGGTAATGCCAGAAACGCCTGGTTCCATTCTGTTTTTTTATTCTCCCCACACTCCACATAGCATCCGCAGATCCGTGTGATGGAGCAGTTTCCCGGTGTGAAAAGCTTTTTTATTTCACTGATTTCCTGTTTTCTCATGTTATTTCCTCTCTTTCTTAATTGTCAGTAATTTTGTTACCATCCTATAATGCAATATCCCGGCATCAGCCCATATTCCGGCACATTCCGAAGCACATACCGGATCCGACGTACCTCTGTCCGGCCGGTATATTCTCCGTTTTCCCATTCCATCAGGATCAGAACGTCTCCCGGCTGTGCGTTGTCTTCGTCTTTTCTCAATTCGAAGTTTTTTTCTTCTTTTCGGACTGCTCGGAAGTACTTCGGAAGAATCTTTTTTTCAATGCTTTTCAATGCGCTTTTTCCTCCTATACTTCCTTGATGCTTCTGTGCTTTGGTTGTAGCCCTCCTGTGTGCGTTTTTCTTTTATAGATTCAGCTCTCGGATCCTGCCGCTCTATTTTCATTGTCAGCAGATCTCCGTAAGAAAAACACCTTCGAAAGCCTGTCTTCCGGTCTCTGGTCAAAACAGTTCTCTTATATACCTCCACCACTTCATATTCCCTGGGAGCTGTTTCTCTTCCGACATCTCCGTCATTTTCCATTGCTTTTATGATGTCTCCTTTATGTACATTCTGGATTGTAGGGGCCGGTCCCAACAGAACATTTTCATCCCATTCTTTATATTCCTGCATTATCTTATCCTTTCTGGACGGCTGCTGCCTCTTGGTCTCAGCAACCGTCCCGTGGCTATGTCAACAGTGTCTATCGTGATTCACTTTATCCAAAAGGCCTATTTATTTGTCACCCTGTCATAACGCTACCAGCAGTCTGTGTCAGCGGATCCACCGGCGGTTCCATAATCACTCTAGCTTCTGTGAGTAACGCATGGGACCATTCCCGTACCGTTGTCTTATCCTGCTGGTATGACAGCAACAGCTCATTCATGTACTCTTCGACCCGGGTCAACCGGTCTTTGCCGAATCCGTACTCGTCCATCAGCGCCGTGAAGAAAAACAGCATATACCTTGTGGCCTGCTCATTGATGGTATTCTGCGGTCCGATCTGCTTCTGATCAAGCCAGTACTGATAGGACCCCTTCCTGGCGGTGATGTCATCCTCGGTGTAGGCTTTATACTCAATGGACCATCCAGCCTTATCCATCAGGTTCTGGCTTATCTCCTTCAGATCAACCTTGCCCGCGGACCAGTCCGCTTCCATTTCATTAACCTTGTTCGCCAGTCGGGAGATCCGCTGCCCCTTGAATCCCTCTCGGCGCATGATCACATAGCTGCAGATGATTCCCATTGCTGTCCAGGGTGTCCGGTCAGCCATACGGCTTTCCCGGGCGATCCGCTTGCACTGATCTTTGATCTCTGCCGGTGTTAAATGTCTCTTTCCCATATATCCTCCTACGCAAACCGGAGTTGCCCGGTCTGCTCTGTTTTAATCTGCATGTTCGGCATTCGTTCAGCAACGCACAATTCCGGCAGATTTGCTTTTACCAGTGCTGCCGGGATAGGCGGACATACCGCATTGCCACATCGGCGGACCTGTTCGCTGCGCGTGTAGGTCTTTCCGGTGTAATCATGGTCAATTATGTAATCGTCCGGAAATCCCTGGCATCCGTACAGTTCCCTGGGTTCCAACATCCGCAGTCCGATGTCTACAATCTGATAATCTGTACCATTGATAGTTACAAGTCCGAAGCGATCCTGTGCTGTGACTGTATCAAGCGGTTTCTCAATATCTTGCCCTGTTCCCTGTCCATAGTATTTAATCAGAAATGCCCTGACTTCTCCAAAGTGTCCGTAACCTGCTGTGATTGTAGGTATTGGGTCTCTTACGTCCCGACCGTCACAGTGGTTATTCATCTGAATCAAATTTGCTGTAACCACGCTGTTATGATCCCATGAGGTAACTGTCGGCAATGGCTTCTCCATACTCTCTCCTGCTCCCTTGTAGCCACCGTCATAATACTTGTGCAGGAATGAGGTAACCAACCCGTATCGGTTTGATCCATCAACGGTCATGATCGGATCTTTAATCGTCTGTCCACGGACTTCTCCCTGCGCTGTCTCCGAATGATACTGGATCAATGTCGGACTTATCAGACAGTGCTCATTCTTACTCACTATGGTTGTAAGCGGATCCCTAACATCCTTGCTCCTGTCTGCTGCAAAGCCAGTCTGTCCGATCTGCACCATATACGGCTCCACAATCCCGTACCCGTGCTTTCCGGTGATTGTCGGCATCGGCTCCCGGATATCGTTCGGTCTACGCTCACCGCCATGATTGCACTGGATGATAAACGGCTCCGGATTCTCAAGGACAAACTTTTTTAGTCCCCGCGCAATCCGCTCCATCGTCTTAGGTGCCAGCGGACGTACCGCCCGGATTCCATATTTCTCTTTGATTTCCTCCGCGGTATCAAATATGGACGGGCACGGCAGGGAAAAGTCCAACTGTGTGTATGCGCCCACATACGGTTTAAGCAGTCCTAACTTTACCGATTCGCTGTCTGCCGGTGCGTGTGTCGGCTCCGGCCATACAATCGGATTACCGTCACACCTCGCAATCATGAAAAATCTCTTGCGCATAGTGGGTGCACCATAGTCAGCGGCAATCAATTCCTTGAACTGCACATCATACCCTAAATCTGTAAGCTGGCGAACAAATTTCTCAAAGGTTTTCCCCTGTTTTGCCTTAATCGGATGATGTCCGCGGTTCAGCGGTCCCCATGTCTTAAACTCTTCCACGTTCTCAAGCATAATCACTCTCGGTCGAACAAGCCCCGCCCATCTTAAGGCTACCCATGCAAGACCGCGGATAAATTTGTCCTTGGGTTTTCCGCCCTTGGCTTTAGAAAAGTGTTTGCAGTCCGGGCTAAACCAGGCAAGGCCTACCGGATGCCCATTGCATGCTTTCACCGGATCTACCTGCCATACGTCCTCACAGTAATGCTTTGTGTTTGGATGGTTGGCCTTGTGCATCCGGATAGCTTCCGGATCATGGTTAATGGCAATGTCAACACTGTATCCGGTTGCCATCTCTATTCCAGTGGACGCGCCCCCGCCGCCGGCAAAGTTGTCAACGATTAGTTCTCCGTTAATCATGGCATCACCTCCGGCATAAAATCAAACAATGTAGGCTCGTCCACCTCATTCTCCGCTGCCTGCAGGTACCCCACACCATCCCTGAAGTAATCTGGATTCAGCTCACAACCTTTACCGTACCGGTGCATCTTCACCGCTGTCATGGGTACTGTCATCAGGCCACCAAACGGATCATAGACCGTATCGCCCTCATTACTGTATCTGTTGATGATCCGCTCCACGATATCCAGTTGCAATGGACATACGTGCATCTGTGCCCGCCTGCGGCTCTGTGCTGTGTTAAGGGTACGCATTCGGTTGATGTCATCCCATACTTCCATCTGGTTCCAACTTCCCGGCGCAACCACCATAAAGGTAGCCGGTAGTTTTCCATTTTCATCCAGCTTCTTTGCCAGCTCTACGTGTTCCTCGTAGTTGTAAATATGTTCCCGGCTGTATTCCCTGTACACGGCCTGAAGGTTGTCCACGGATATACTCTCCAATTCTTCCTTGCTGACCAGTCTATCTCCGGATGATCTCCAATATCCGTGTGCGTCGATCTGCCACTGGGCGCGGGTGTAATCCTCTTTCGATTTTTTGACTGGATCATCCGCATATGCCGTAGATCTGTCTGTCGGCAGTTTCCTGAAAAGCAGGATATATTCCGGACAGCCTACTCCCATCTTGGATCCGTCCTTGCACTGTTCTGTCCATCCAAGGCGGTATGTCTGGTTATTCTCACGGACCACATCCGTCACAACAGTAATCATTCCGAAATACTGGAAACCATGCTTCATGTAATGGCTGATGCACTGTGCATGAAAAGGTTCGATAGTAGGCATTCCGGTACCAGTCGCATTTCCAAACAGTACGCGGTCCTTTACGTGGATAGCTGCCACCCTGCCGGGTCGGAGCACCCGGAGCAGTTCCGGTGTCAAAAAGTCCATCTGTTCAAAAAACCTGCCAGTATCCTGATTGTGTCCGAAGTCGTTATAATTGGCACTGTACTCATAATGATTACCGAAGGGAATAGAGGTATGTATCAGATCAACGCTGTTACCTTCCATTGCTCTGGTCTCTTCTACGCAGTCGCCATATACCGCTTCATAATGTTTTCCCCTTACCGTTCTTTCTTCTCTGCTTCCTTCCACACCCATCTTCCTTTCCAGCCGCTCTGCCTTGTTTGCAGAGTTCAGACCATACTTTTTTACGATCTCTATCATCTTTGCAACCATGTGATTATGATTCTTCCATTTTTCTTCCAGTGCTTCCCTGATCTGCCGCTCATTCTCCATGTAAATAATGTCGATTACTACCGGTTCCGTCTGCAAGAATCTGTAACACCGGTGAATGGCCTGAATGAAGTCATTGAACTCATAATCAATTCCAAGAAAAATCTCACGATGACAGTATCTCTGAAAGTTACATCCGGATCCAGATAAGGATTTCTTTGTGGCAAACAGCCGGCTTTTTCCATTTGAGAAATCAATGACCCTCTGCTCCCGCAGGTCGTAATCCATAGCGCCGTAGATATCCACAACACCGGGAATCTCTTTGAGAATCGCCGCTCTTTCACTTTCGAGATCATGCCACAAGAGAAAATGATCCTCCGGTGATCCGTTTACAATTTCCTGCATCTTTGCTACCCTCGTCCCGATGCTATCACGCTTTACGGCAGCTGCTTCTTTCAATCCTTCCGCCGCCTCCTGGAATAACTGCATCTGGCCATCCCTGTCCGCCGTATCCCCGTAATGTACCGGCAGTTCATGCCACCGCACATCCAGTTCCGGCAGATCGTAGCCTTCATCGGAATACTCCGGATTGAGATCAGAAGGTTTTGTAATAAACAATGCCCAGCTGCTTACCCACATCCAGAACTCATCTTCCATGTTCGGGTAAAGTGTCAGGTTATTCGCCTTGGTGCTGTCACGTTGGAAGAATCTTGTAAGGGCCTGCCCAGTATCCATTACCTCCAGGTACCCAGCGTAATGGATCAGCTCCTTGTATTTGTTCGGTGACGGGGTGGCCGTGGCTACCAGCTTATACGGTACGTTCTTGAATTTATCCAAAAACGTCTGATAGGTCTTGCTGCCAAAACTCCGTAAAACGCTGGCTTCATCCAAGGATGTGGCCGCGAAGTATTCCGGCCGGATGTCTCCATCCCGGACACGCTCATAATTGGTCAGCACGATCTGACTGGTTCTGTGCTCCACTTCTTCCATCGTCCGGCAGTACTCCGGCTTCTCATAGCCAAGGATCTCCACGGCATCCCGAGTAAACTCCTGCTTTACTCCCAGTGGCAGTACAATCAGTGCTCTTCCTCCGCAGTGTTCCGCTGCCTGATGGCAGAATTCAATCTCCTGTATGGTCTTTCCCAAGCCGAAAGATTCAAATAATGCCCTTCTGCCACCCTTCAATGCCCAGATCACAGCGTCACGCTGATGCGGTTTTAATGCTTTATTGATTTTCGCAGGATCCACAACAAATCCACTGTCCTGCGCCAGCTCTATTTTCGATTCTAAAAACTCTCTGTAGGTCATTTTCTCAAAGGAACCTGCTATAGCATTACCCCGGCCGGAGGTTCGGCTCC